CTACATCACACCCTGAACTGAAGCACTGCCGTTCTGTATTTTTATTCCGAACATTCGATACACGTACATGCCATTTACTTCGTGAGCCATCAGCCCGAATCTGCCCAGCGGAACATAGCCGCTGCCGATGCTCACGGCATTTTTTGAAGGCGTCCAGAGCTGGTTGAGGTAGACGAAAGGCCGCTTTGTCGTTGAAAACGTGCAGGCCCCGGCTGCATTGAAGATGTTTAGCCCCGTTCCCGGCTGCGGCGTCACACCACTGGCGAATATGACAATATCTATCGTGCCGGTTGTCGGGGCGTCATCGTTGGTGGATGGAGGGCTGAAGAACCTGACCGTGTTGCCATCGAAATCGACTGTGTTACCGCTATTGCAGCGCCCAAAGACGATATATTTGGACTTGTCGTATCCCGCTATTGTGGGAACTGCCCAGCCGCCAGTGGGGACATTGACGGTCCCCTTCCAGATACACTGCCCTGACTGCGTGGCATTGGTAATCGCCAGGAAGTCAGTACTGTCATCAATAAGCAGGCCTTCTCCTTTACGCTGGCCAGGAGGAAATATCTGCCAGATGCTTCCGGGGAACGTGTACGTACTCTCACGCTCACTGATGCTTACGTCCTTCATCGTGGAGTTCTGCGTCACACGGCCACCGGATATGGTGACCGAGTTCATTTTATGAAGCAGACCTGAATCAAGGTAAGCTGTCGCGTGCGGGATAAACAGCACCTGCGCCCCGGAAACATAACCGGCAATATCAGCGTATTTGGCTTTCTGGTAGCCACTGTCAAAGTAGGCTCCAAAAGACGGGCACCGAAGACCCGCCGTTATCTCCATCCGCTTTCCGCCGTCATTCAGATCAATCAGTAGTCCTCTTGGCATGTTATGTCCATTCTCCAAGTACGATACGGCCGCCTCCGGTCAGGTTGATAGTTACACCATTACTGTCTATCACCGTCGCCTTGTTCGGCCCACTGAATCCAAAGTTACCCGTTGTGGCGTAAATCGAGCCACGAACAGTCACGTTGTTAAACACGGCATACCCGGACTTGTTGATATGCCATCCGACATTCCCAGTCCCATCCCAGGTTGATGACTGGATGTAATTACCGATTTTGGTGTTACCGATCGTCCCCTCTCCGATAACAGCATCACGGATTATCAACTGCCCATTTTGCGTGGTGAAGACGATGGTAGGGGTTCCTCCTGCCTGACTCATCACAGCGAAGCGGTCAACCAGGAACAGAGCCTGAGTCTGCATCCCTGAAGGCGTATTCTGAACACCAATGCCCATTCCCGCTACGTACTGGTTGCCATTGGAATCAACAGCCACCTTAATGCTGTACATCGCATTCAGGTTATTGTTGATGTCCGCTGATACCTGCGCATTCTGAACAATGGCGGCCTGCTGGCCATTTACGGTGACCTTCAGTGAGTTGATCTGAGTAGCCGACGCCTGGGTGAAGTCAGCAAGCGTCTTTGACAGGTCAGTGACATTCGCAGTGTTTTCGCCGGCACTGGAGTCAAGGGTGCGCAACGACTCAGCAACAGCTTTGCTGGCATCGGCCATTACATTATCGACCCGCTCAATACCGGCTTTGTTATCGCCATATTGCACGCTCAGAAGGTTACGCTGGTTAACCTGCGCGAGCGTGCTGGTGATCAGCGCGATAGCATTGTTCTGAATACCGCCGCTGGCCTTATCAGTTTGTGCCCCCAGCTCTTCCAGGCGTGATGCCATTGAGGAATCGAGGTCCGTGACAACCTGGCTAAGGTCAGTGATTGATGCTGTATTCTGAGCACCTACAGCAGCTGCTGAATCAGCTTTGTCAGATGCGACCTGAGTGGCAGCCGTCAATTGACTTACCGCAGAAGCGCGAGCTTCAGTTTCCGTTGCTAACGCCTGGCGAACATCAGTAATACCCGCTTCATTCTGGGCAGTTTTCGCCTCAAGACGAGTAACATCCGTAACGCGGGCTTCCGTCTCAGTGGCGATCACCTCCCGGAGCTGTTCGAATGTCGCAGAGTTAGCTCCCTGTTGGGCTGTCTGGCGCACGATAACATCGGCAATAGCCAGCGCGTTGCCGATGATTGCTTCTGCTGTCTGCTTATTCGAACCTACGGCGGCAGCCAGCCCATCGGCGTTCTCCTTAATTGCATCAGAAAGCTCGGCCAGTTTCTCGCTACTGTCTACAGCACTTTCAATCAGATCCTTAAATACCTCGGAATCTTTAATCTCCTCCAGGATCGCATCGGTGATATCGGATACATCGATGCTGGCCTGCCCGCGCACAAACTCTGTATAACCTGATTCGTTTCCACTGCGGTCCACCAGCTGCGCGCGGTACCAGAAAATCTGCCCAGCCTTAAGGCCCATCTGCTGATATTTGCGCTGCGGGTAAGGCACATCGGCCAGCAGCATCGCATCGTCTTCAGTACCGGTCAGGCTGTACTGAATTTCGGTCTTCAGCGTGTCGTCGGTATTCGCCGGGAATCCCCAATTCAGCTCGATACCGAATACCACGTTTTCAGAAGCGATAAAGCCAACCGGCTTCGGTGGATTGCCCACTTTACCAGTAAGATTTACTTCTGGTGATGTCGCCCACACTGATGAAACGTCGCTGGCGTTCACCGCCCTGACGCGGACCAGATAGCGACCCGAGTAGATACCCTGCACTTCAAAGCCGAGAGAAGACGTTCGGGGCACACTAATCCAGTTGCCGCTGTCACGCCGCCATTCCGCCTCGTACGCAACTGCACCCTGAACAGCATCCCAAGCAACGCGCATGGTGGTAATCGCAATGTTCTGGTTAACCGTAGAGTAACTGTCTACGACAATATTTCCTGGGGGAGCCTGAACCCCTGGCGGAATGACACTGACTGGCCGCTCGTCCAGTCTTGCGCCAGTATCAACAGCGGAATAGATATCAGGGTTGTAAGTCGTCCCGGTGACCTCGAAAGTACCGTCGTTGTTGTCCCGCGTTCCCGTAACACGGAAAAGCGCTATAAACAGATCGTCAGAGTCCACACCCCAGTTACATTCAACCTCCGGCGTTTCGCTGTAGGGTGTGGTGACAGTGACTGTGTTTCCGTTAATGGCCTGGACGGTTCTGGCCTGAGCTGTGCCTGACGGAAGATTCAAAAACAGCCGGTTCCCGGCCTTCACATCAGCGGCTCGATCGAGGGTTATGTTGCGGCCGTTAACCGCACTCACCCTGCCACCGATAGTTCTTCCGGCCAGCTCGTTAGCTGCCACGCCGATCACCTCACCAACGGGGGGAACGTCCATGCCCGTGCTGAAGGTCACTACCTCGCCGATACCGTTAGTGAGCAGCGCCCAGCGCCCCCGCCGGTTTGCCTCTGACTGCCTGGTGCAGCCGATCGCAGTCATTTCGAGCTGACGATAATCGAAGCGCATGGCCAGATCGTTATCGTAAACAGGCTCAGGCGTGTCTTTATAGTGGTTGGCTGGGTCTGACCAGTTCACCAGCGCGGCAGTGTTTCGGGTGGTTTCACTCGGATCCGCAAAGGTAAATTTTCCTTCAACAACGCTGGCGTGGTTATAGATGTGCCACACATCCCGTGGCATATCAGCCAGGACATACATCTTATTGTCGCCCCAGTACGTCATGCCGCGAAATATACCCGCCAGATCACGAAGTACAGTCCAGGCGTCATTACGGTCCTGGATATAAACGTTGCAACGAAAACGAGGCTCCGTCCCACTTCCGCCCTTGCCATCTGGTACCAGTTGATCGCAATACTGGGCGATGCGATAAAGCTCCCATTTGTCTATCTGAGTCGCATCAATTCTTTGACCCAGCCCGAAGCGCTCGTTCAGAATGATGTCGTAATAAATCCAGGCAGGATTATCCGTCCATGCCCATTTAAATACGCCCTCCCATGTACCAGAATAAGTGCGGGTTTCGGGATCATAAGTATCAGGTACACGGATGATTCGCCCTTTCGGATTACACACAACCTGAGGAATGCCATTAGGGAACTGCTTTGCGTCAAACTCTACATACAGCAGCGCTGTGTTAACGTAGCGAAGTTTGGCGTCAATAATTTCAGTAACGGCCACAACGCGCATGGTGTCGACGATATTCACGCTCGTGGAATCCGGCGTGATTCTGCGAACCCGCAACTGCCATCCAGTCGAGGCTTTCGGAAGATTGACGCGGTGACTGCGCTCATAAAGCGACGTGGTTTTGTCATCAACAGCACCGTTAACCACCGTTTCATACGGCCCGCCATCGACCGACAGATCGATAGCATACTCTACGCGGGTGCCGACTTTATCGCCGTTGTTTTTCTGGAGTAAAAGAGTTGGCCATCCCAGGCGAATTCGCAGCGCAGAGAGCTGCGTGTTGGATACCGCGCGCACGTACGGCACAGCCTGTTTCAGCTCGTATGAAACCTGAAGTTCGTTTTCAATGCCGGGGAAGCCCTGAATGTAGTCCTGGTCCTGAGTACCGGAACGGAACTCATATTTCACATTATTGAAGTTATAACTTCCGTCGGCGTTCTGAAGAGGAGTGTAGGAAGATGAGTCACCAAGAAAAATGTTTTTACCATCAAGCCCGCCAGCGAACTCACCCTCTCCAAGCGCAATCAGCACCTTTGCCCTGGCGATGGACTGAATGCTGTCCGGTGCCTCAACAGGCGTTCGGGTCTGGTTGCTGCCACCTTTGCCGCGGCCTTTGATGATTGTCGTCGTCATATCGCGTCCATAAAAAAAGCCACCGTCAGGTGGATTACAGTGCGTGGTTTGGTTTATTGCTGATCTTCGGCATAAATCCCGGCGGAAATAATCGCGCCACCTATTTCGCGCTGCCCATAAAGCAGGGGGACGGGATTTCCGGATGCTGTTGTATTAACGGGGCCACCAAACGCATAGGAAGGTTTGTTATCAGGCTCCTGCCGCATTCGCAGACCTGATACCTGAGGGGAAAGCATTTGCACTACACCGCCAACGGCCATTGCAGCACCAACGGAAAACATGAGGTTACTTGCTGCGATACTAACTCCCGGCATCCATATCGCTGCGGCTACCAAAGCTGTTCCGAGCAATGCCTGGAAAATTCCAGCTCTTTTACTGCCCCTTATTACAGGGATTATTCTCAGCTCATCACCAGGACCCAGGAGCTCAAACTCTTCGTGCCCGATATTGCGACGATCCCGGAAAATAACAAAATCCAGTCCCTTTGCCCGAGCTTCACGCAGATAAGCATCAAAGCCGTCAATGGTGTTAGAAAGTGCCCTGAACACTTCGCTGGCCGACGTTAGTGCGCGGCGATGTGTCCTGCCAAATCGCTGAGCCATTGAGCCGCTGAGTTTGATAACGGTTTTTCTTTCCATTACATCAAATCCTTATAACGCAGAATTTTGATGGTACGGTCACGGTAATAGCCACCGTAGGGAATACGCTGGCTTAGCTGGCCATACATGTGATGCAGTAGCATGTTGCCATCAAGCAAAATCCCGGCATGGTTCGGGACGGTGGACTGAACCTGCATGATAACCATGTCACCTGGCTGAGCGGGACCGTCGTACTCACGGAAACCGCATTCCTGCCAGTTATCCATATAGAGGTTTTCACCCTGCTCCCACCAGTGGCGATCTACGCTGTAGTTGGGCAGTTCAATGCCGTGCTCGATGCGGAAATAGTCCATGATGAGAGACCAGCAGTCTGCATACCCGAGTACAAACTGGCGCCCTGTGAGGGGACGGTCTCCGCGAGGCATGACGGTGCGAATGTCGCCCTCCGGCCACGATGCAATAATCCAGGGCAGTTCCGTGGCATCACACATCAGCATGTCGAGCTCGCTCGGCTGAGTTGTTGCCCCATCGCCGGGATGGCTGTGGACGATCGCCACCACAGTGCCCTGCTCTTCGGCGGCCGCATAATCCTCAGGATTAAGTTCAAATTGCTCAGTCGGCGACTCAGCATTATTTTTGCAGGGGATGTATTTCTCCACCCGCCCCTTCTGAATAACCACGCCACAGCACTCCTCGGGGAAGGATGCGGCGGCATGCGCCAGAATGGCGCTAACTGTTTTGTCGCGCATGATTATCCTCTCAGAAGTGAAGCGCCGGGGAACCCGCCATAATCCAGCTGTTCATTCTCTCCGAAGCGAGGTTTACAGCCCGTTGACAGCAATCCGGAGCAAACATCCTGTGAAGGATCGTCCACCCGATTGCCGTCTTTATCGAACCAGCCGTTTTGCCCGGCGTAGGTGCAGCCGTTCCCGGTTTTGTACCAGCCCCGCATGCACCACGTGCACATTGGCTGAATTTGCCGGGTCGGAATGAGTTGCCCTCGCAAATCGGCTGGACTTGAAAGCTCAAACTCTACGGTTTCATCGTCTGACCCTGATTTACGGTCGATGTAATAAACCTGTTTGCGCTCCTCGTTGGGATTCGCAGTCGGGTTCCCGCCAGGAAAATTTCTTGCGTCCAGGTAGTGAGCGAAGGTGTCATGGATGATCACCTTTGCTTTAGCCATCCCCTGAAACCTGCGGCACAGCGCGCCAATCGTACCGCTGATGTTTGCAACAGTGAGTGACGGCCGTGAACTCTGGCCGTCACTGCTTACAGATATGCCGGTCAGTTCATACGGCCACGCGCCATACTCCTGCCCCTGCCACCACACCGACTTCGGCTCAAGTTTTGACTCGTCGCCGCCTGCGGCGATGATTTCCGCCTCGGTATGCGGGATTGTCTCGTTGTGAAAGCGAAGAATACCCGCACCGAACGCTGAGCCGTCCACCTCGATCAGGCGGACGCGCTTACCCGGTTCCAGTTTCTGGACATCAGATGAAATACTCATGGATGGTATGCCTGTATGAATGTGCTGCTGAGGGTGTATTTTTTGTTGCCGTGGGTAGATATCTGGAAGGATTCCGCGCGCCATAAACCTGAAGGATCAAGCGGTGGCTTCCAGATAAATGACTTCCACCCTGCATGTCTGTTCAGAAAGTTTTTAATGGCCTGAATGTAAGCCTCGTCGCCGGTAAAGCTCACGCTCCACTGAGGTGTTACCGGGTTGATGCCGTCCCCGGCCACCTGTGTATAGCCATCGCCAAACTGCGCCTTTCTGGTACGAAAACTTGTATCAACCTGAGAGGTAACCTTTGGGCACCAGCTGAAGGTTTCGACTGCCATGGTTAAACCCCCTTGATTAATCGCCACAGAGGCGAGCCCGGCATGCTGGCCTGTTCGTTAATGACACCAGTGATGGCATCCTTAAGCTGCCTGCCTGCTGCTCCGGCAGTACCCTGACTTGACGCCTGTGGAGATCCGCCCTGAATATTGATATCGCCGAAGTTAACTGAAGGCACACCGCCGGAGACCTGCGGAGTACCAACTGCCCGAACGCCCAGCGAACCATCAGCGGCGCGCGTAAGCGGCATAATGGCTTCCGGACCAGCCTCGGCAAAAACCCCTGCGCCTTTGGCAAAAGCAAACAGCTGAGGCGTCTGGAAAACGCCATTGCTGTAAGCGCTCAGGGACGGAGAGTCGTAAACATTACCTTTGGCATTAAAGGTGAAGTTAGCACCAGCATTCTGAATAGCGGTACCGCTACTGGCGGTCGCTGCCGAAGATGCGCCGAAACTGAAGAGAGAACCAATCGAACTGACGCCGTTGGCAACAGCCATATTGACCAGAACATTCTGGATGATCTTCAGTACACTAACGCCCCAGTCTTTCCAGCTGTCGACGTTACCGTTAAGCATGTCAGTAATGGTGGTAACCGCCCCGCCCATAGCCTGCTTCATGCCATCTGCCGCCATAGAGGAATAATCCGTCGCCTCATCCACCCAGTTTGCATAGCCTTCAGACAAGCCCGTCATCCAGTTGTCACGCTGCGCATCAGAAGCTGCGTAATATCCCTCCTGGTCGCGCAGGCGCTCTTCGAGGTAGCGCTTATTAAGTGCCAGCCCCTGCTGATAGAACGTCTCGTCGATTTCACCAGCCTGACGCTGGCGGAGAAGATCGGTATTCTTTTGCTCAAACTCCTTACGCAGATTGAACTGCTCCTGAAGTCTTTCACGGAACCGGGAGCCCTGCCCGTATCCCAGCAGTTGCGCTTCATTGGCTGCGCGGGCGCTGGCGTTACTGTCGGCAAGGTTGGCTTCGTAATTTCGCAGTTGCTCACGTAATTTAACCTGGTCAATCAGCGCAGCATTCTGCAATACCGTCTTTTTCTGGGCTTCTGTCAGAGAAGCAAGTTCGCCCTGGCTGACCTGGTATTTAACCTTCGCCAGTTCAGTATTCTGGCCTTGCAGGGCAATCTGCTCTTTTTGCTGCTTGATAAGGCGCTTATACACATCCTCGGTTTTCTCGCCTTCGGTTTTACCGCCCTTCGCCTTAGGTTTGTTGGCCTCATTATTCCGCCATTCAGCAAGACCGTTATTAATCAACTCCTGACGGCCTGTCTGGAATTGCGGATCACTGGTTAACCCCAGGTCATCGGCTGCATAACTCAGACGCAGGCGCTCTTTGGCCTCACCCTTCAGGCGTGACAACTCAAGATCCCGACGGCTCTTTTCGAGGGCATCGGTTTGCTTTTTGTCGAGATCGGCCTGCGGAAGTCTGAGCGGGACGTTAGCCAGCCCTTGCCGGGCCATTAATAGCTGATTTCCCAGCCCCAGCAGACGGTTAAATTCAGTATGCTGACCATTCATCATGATCATCGACTGATATACCGCATTCTGTCGCCAGGCTTGTTCGCGTATTAAATCATTGCGACGTCGCTCAATTTCTTCGAGAGCCTGCTGTATGCCGCGAGATTTATCTCGCATGTCATTTAATTTTCCCTCTTCAACAGCAAGTTGATCCGTAACGATAGCTATCGCTCTCAGTATATTTGCATCGTTCTCGCTGGTAATGCCCGGTTTTCCACGCGATGCATTCAAATCGTCGATCTGGTTCTTCAGCTCACCAACCTTTTTGGCTTGCTCATCAACCAAACGATTTTGCTCTACCAGAGCACCAACAGTTCTCCCCCTATTGTCGTCTGTTTCAGACAAAGACATGCGGGAAGTTTTTTCTCGTATTTCGTCGATTTGACTGGCGTATTCCTGGGCAGAGCGACGTGCCTGCTCCTGGTTTTGATACATCGCATACCAGGCTCCAGCACCCAACATAACTAAACCAGGAACTCCACCGATGAGACCAAGTGCACCACTCATGAGCCGAGTGCCGACGGATGTCACGCTATTGAGATTGCTTTGAGCCGAAACACGGTTTGCAAGGTTCCGGTTTAAGGAAGCCTGGGTCGCGGACAGACGCCTTTCTGCAGCAGCTTGAGCGTCAGAATTTTTTGCAGCCACCAGCCCTGCCTGTGCACGTTCAAGCGCAGTTCTGGCTCTGACTTTTTCCGTAGCGGTGCCACTTGCAAGAGCAGTGGTCAGCCTGGCTTGAGCTGCTGTGACTTTGGCTTCCGCTGCCGCAATTTTTTCTTGCTGAGCGGCCTGAACATCTGCACTTCGCGATCTTTGAACAGCTTGCTGGGCTCGATAAACTTCTGCCCTTGAAGCTGCAACAGCAGACTGAGCCGCTTTGTCCTGCGCGACAGCAAGGGCAACCTCTGATTTCGCAGCTGAAATTAGCGCACCTGTTGCGCTACTGGCGCTGGTTACAACTCCGCTGAGGTATCTTGCCAACCCAACACCAACAAGCGCCCCAGCGACTGTTGTAATTGTTGACATGTTGTCAGCAACGTCATTCAGCGCGCCGCTCACTGCTGATGAAGTAAAAGAATCAAGCGTCTGGGCAACATTATCCAATCCGCCAGACAACGCATCAGTAGCACCGGTTGCCTGGTTTACACCGCCCACCCAGGCCATGAATGAGTTAGTTACTTTTTGAAGGGATCCGGAAACCGTTTGTGGCATGCTGGCAAATTCGCCCTGCAATGCTCCTAACTGGCTCATTAAAGCTGGGACAACCTTATCAATCGTAAGCTGCCCCTGGTCAGCCATGCTCTTAAGATCTTTACGAGCCACACCCATTCCCGCAGCCAATGCGCGGATTACCCGGTCCCCGGCTTCGTTAACGGCATTAAATTCTTCACCGCGAAGAACGCCTTGTGCGAGCGCCTGGCTGAACTGAGTGATAACAGAACTCGCCTCCTGAGTGTTAGCCCCAGAAAGTTTAAGACCGGTAGAGACAGCTTCTGTAATTTTCAGAACTTCGTCAGAGCTATAACCGTACTCGCGCATTGAGGCAGCTGCGCGAGAAAAAAGGTTTGCGTTATCTGAAAATGCCGTGCCGGTTCTTTGGCTGATTTCCATTAACTGACGCTGTGAAGCCGCAAAATCATCAGCGGAAGATGATGCCTGTTTAAGACGAGCGTTTACGGAGTTCCACTCGTCAGCAATCTGAACAATCTTACCAGTTGCAAAGGCCGCCGTAGCAGCGGCGGCCGCCCTTCCAGCCGATGTAAATCCGGCAGTCAAATCAGATAGCGCCCTTTCACTCTCTCTGGCAGCAGCAGCGGCCTGCCGACCACCATTTTGCATGGTGCGGTAATAATCCTGCCCCATGCGTGAGGCGCGGGAAATTTCCGACTGGAATGACTGCGAGTTAGCGGAAATTTTGATTATTAACTCACGTAATGTTGCCATCAATTTTCTCCAGGCGAAAAAAAAAGCCCATCAACGGGCTTTTTGTTGTGATATAAACCTCATGGCTTGTCTAAAAATTCTCTCAGAGCTTCCGATTTATTGCATGAATCTTTATTAATCGTCATCCCTGCCTCTTTTTGCTTTTGACAGAAATAGTAGTAATCATCGTTTGTTTTTATATAGCCCATGAATTTAAAAAAAGCCTTTTTACACAATTCAGGATTTGCATGATCAGAGCAAATCGTAGACGTATAGCTTTGCAACTCATTTGGTTCTAATGGAGCCAGTGTTTGAGTTGCATTTGAAACACAACTGAAACCAAAAAATAATACAAATAAGACTAGTTTTTTCATTGCCTTCACCAAATCATTCAAAAAAATAATCCTATTATTTTGTAGTTCATTTGTCACTGAGTTGCAGCTGTAAGTGCAGCCTCAAGTCCTGCAAACGGGTCCTTCGGTGCTGATTGCTCATCACCACCCCAGCGCAGGATCGCATCGTCCAGCGGTACTTTTGCCCCCTGCGAGCCGTAGATGGCAGAGACGAGCTGGGCTGCCTGAATGTCGCCACGGATATCGCCAACCGGACTTTGCCTGTCGAACTCAATCCACATCAGAAGCTCGCTTGCCGTCATATTCTGCCGAAGCTCTGAGAGCGTGCGCCCCATCCGGAGCGCAAGCGACATCAGAAACTTTACGCCGGGGGTTGAGACTTTTCCCGCGCTTCGTCCGCATTGTTGATCAGGTCAAGCGCCTGTTTGAGCAGGCGTGAATGGACGGGGCCGTAGATTTCACGCACCTGCTCTTCTTCGTCTACGCTGAATACCGGTTGCTTATCGGTGTCGCACAGGACGTCAATGAAGAGCACCACGTCAGCGCAAAGATTACGGTGTGCCTTTTCCGATACCGACACATTTTCATCATCAGCACCCGCTTTCACCACTTCCTGCCAGCGAAGCCAGGCTTCACCGGATGGCTCACGGAGAACCACTTTGACGCCTTCCCACTCAGGAACGGCGACCGTCTTATGACGAAATCCCGACATCTTAGCCAGGGCGAGATTTTTAATATTCTTCATGCGACCTCTCAGGAGCCAGGCTCGATATTTTCAGGCTTACCTTTCAGGCGCAGGGAGAACGTTGCCGCCACTACGCCGTTGGTACCGGAAGACCAGGTGTGCTGGCGGATTTCAGCCAGGAACTTAAAGCCCTTGCCGGACGGGAAGATGACCTGGAAAGCGTAGGTCGTATCGTTGTCATACGCATCACGCAAGGCGTCCTGCGCCGGATTCTTGTAGAAGTTGCCGGACAGAGAGATTTCTGACGGAGAAGGCAGGCCGTTGATGTTCTCCTGCTCGGTAGAGCAAAGTGTTGTTACGTCGATATCCTGCTTCTGACCACCGGTGAACTGAATTTCTTTGATGGTGCAACTCAGATCGAGGAAGGTTGCGGAATCCATCGTTTCTTTGGTGGCTGGCAGGGAGGAAATAAGGATCTTCGTCAGCTGCGATTTTTCATAAAGTGCAGACATAGCTGTCTCCTGGAAAAAGAAAACCCGCCATTAAGCGGGTTCGTTGGGTGAATTAATTGTCAGGGGGTAACTTTAAAATCCAGGGTGGCACGGTAGAGCCGATAATCTGGCTCGTAACCGGGGATTTTTACCACCTCTGTAGGGTTTAAGGGCTTAAGCGAAGCGAGCGCCAAATCTCTCAGGGTGCGTGATTCAGTGATCGTAGTGGAATACACATCTACCTGAATGGAAACCCTGCACTCTGCCTGGCCGCACAGCACGTCAGCGGAAACATCATCGACGATGGAAAAAATAATCCAGGGTGGCGAGACAGACGGTTTTCCGTCACTACCTAATGGCGCAACGTAGGGATATACCCGCCCTTCTGCCAGGGAAGAAAGCAAAGCGTAGATATTATCTTCATTCACTTGCTCAGTACCTCATCAATAGCCTGATTCATCCTGGCAATGGCGACGCTGGCGGCCTCTTCCTCGCGCGTATCGTAAGCGGGTCGCACAAAAGGATGCGCAGGCATGTTCGCAGTGCCAAGCTCCACAAAGCGCCAGTAAAAGGCGTTTCTCGGGTTATTCGCCTTCATCGTGTTATCGCTGTTCCCGGTGCGCGGGTTAACACCACGAATATGGACGCCGGAAGAAATTTCGCCTCGGCGACGGCTTTTTTGGGTCACCACCACCACGTTTTTTTTCAGTTTCCCAGTACGCACCGGAGCGCGGGCGATCACTTCTTCCTTAAGCACTTCGGCGCCAGCGCGCGTGGCATCACGCAGAACCTTGTTGTTTTCAGCGCGGCTAAGCGCCTCCAGATCCTTTGCGATGTCATTCAGCCCGGAAAAATCGAGGCTCGTCTCAATCATTTTTCGGTACCCTGTTTGCAAAGAATTTCGAGCTGAACACCGCGAGAGTCAGGGATTGGCGGACCAATGATATTCAAAATGGCCCCCTTGAACGCGCCAGTCATAACCCTGAGTCTGGACGCAGCAGTTATATCGCTACGAAATCGTGTCCATACCCTGATAGTGGCGACTGCGGTTTCAGCACCAGCGGCTACCAGCTCGCGGCCACTAATGCCCTTTACTTCTGCCCAGGTTTCTGCGCCGTCATGCCATGCTTCAACAGGCTGGCCAGAAGGATCTCTGGATGTTGTGAGGTTCTGAACCACCACCCTGTCTCTCAGTCTTCCGGCCTGCATAAAGTCCTCCTATACCCCGTAAATTCGGTATGGCTGCAGCAAGGCTTCAACTGCAAACGGGACCTCTGCAACAGTCTGACCGACGGAAACTGATTCTCTGTTGGCATACCAGTGACCTATCAGCAATAACATGGCCGCTTTAACATCATCATTCAGTAGAATCGGGTCCGGGTCATCTGCGTAGCCAGGGGAGCTCTGGTTTTCATAGAGCGTTCGCCTTGTCCATGTCTGGACGTAACGCGCCGCCGCACCGGTGTATAAAGTCAGCAGGGCATCGTCTCCGGAAAAATCGGTATCAATGCGGCAGTGCTGTTTCACCACATCAAGGTCGACCATTATTTTTTCGCCTTCTTGTCCGCTTTTACTTCCGGCTGTTCCTGCTGCTGTTCCTGCTGCTGTTCCTGCTGCTGTTCCTGCTCTGCAGGATTTTCTGATTCATCGAGCATCGCATAGCCTTTTTTGATGAGCTCGCGACCGTGCTGTTCCAGAGTTTCCAGCGGAAGCCCCTCAGTAACGACGGTACCGCCGAAATAAATCGGTTTAAGTGCAATCAGTTTCATTTTCCCACCTGTAAAAGCGGCCCGAAGGCCGCTATTTCATCAGCTACCAGCGCCAGTGCGGAATGCACCGTATACAAATGCCTCAGGGCGTTTGACGGCCAGCGCCAGACGTTCCTCGCAACGGATGGTGATCATGTTTTTCTCGAAGTCGTCGGCGTTCTCCGTGGAGATCACCACGTTCGCATCTTCGCGGTCGAAGATTTGCGCGCCAGCGTTGAATGCACCGGTCAGGAATTTACCCTGGAAGGCTGCCGCTTCCGTTGCAACAACCGGCAGACCCCACAGAGTCGGGCCAGTCAGTGCCGCCGGGTTAGCCAGGATGTAACGGCCCAGGCTGTCTTTTGTCAGCTCGATCCGCGCCCAGTCAATGAAGTGAAGAACGTGACCGGATGCAGGGAAGCGCGCCAGCTGCGCCTGCAACATTGCCAGACGCAGATCATCAATCCCGCTCTGCTGTTCGACAGTGAACGCTGGATTAAACGCCGACGCCTGAGGAACGATGCCATGCAGATGAACGCCGGTACCATCACCGAAGAGAATTTCCTGCTCTTCTGCATACTTCAGCCCGTAGCGCATTTCGGCATCAACGGTGGACTGCAGCTGTGCGAAGTCATCAAGGATCTGCTTAGATGCTTTGAACAGGTGAGCGATGGTGCTGACGCCCGTGATTTTCGGCGTAAACTCAATGTCGCTGTAGGGTTTCTGCGTATTCTCAGGAACCACTTTCGCGTTATTGGTAAAGCCCGTCTGCTGCACCCAGAAAATAGCCGGGGAGGAAGTGCGGCCAGGCGCAATCAGATCTCGAATGAACAGGCGCTGTTTTGGTGCCGTATCGATGCCAGGAATTCGCTGGGGTTCGACAACACCATCAGGCACATCAGCAGAAGTCAGTGCGGCCTTAACCGGGATACTGATACGCTTGCCACCTTCCACGCCGGAGGCAAAGGTTTTCAGCGCTTCAGCAGAGATCACCTGCTGACCGATTGATTCCACAACATGTTTCGCGTTTGCCAGCGGCATCTGGGCAACATGTTGCTCAAGCTCGCCCATAGCGGCCCTCAGCGTTTTTTCTGCATCGCGCAGGGCGTTGAACTCAGAAGCCATTTTATCAACGGCTGCTTTTGTTTCTTCTGACAGCTTGCCGGACTTCTGCGCCTCTTTGAGTGCGTCCTCCGCTTTCGCGTTGAATTTGCCGGTCGCCTCTTCAATGCTGGCAGTGACTTTTTTCAGAATATCGTTTACTTCAGACATAAAGGGTCCTTATTTGACTAACGCCGCCAGGGCGCTTTCAAGTGAATTGAGGGTTTCAGGTTTGATATCTTCGGCAGCGCCCGGCGTACCGTCGTTGGTGGTGACAGCGCCAGGCATGCCACCGGATAAGGCTTTAATGAGTTTTCGGCGCTCAGAACGCGGGGTGTTGGTTTTAGCCAGTAGCGCATCGAGTTTACGCAGCGCTGCGGCGGGAGATTCATCACCATCACTGACTGCATCAGCAGAAAGCAGGCTGTCTGCAAGACCTTTCGCCACAGCATCACTGCCACCGATATAGCTTTCAGCATCCATCAACTTCTGCACGGCGGCCATATCAAGCCCGGAGCGTGCCGCGTAGATATCAGCCATTGCGGTATCGAATGGCTCCAGTGACTGTGCCAGTTCAGCAAAGTCATGGCGGTTTCCCATCGCGTATACCCAGCAGTTGTGGATCATCAGGAAGGCACCACGGCCAATCTGAATATCATCCCCGGCCATCGCAATTATCGAGGCGGCGCTGGCGGCAATGCCCAGCACCTTCACCGTTACACGGCCTTCGTATTCGCGGAGCAGGTTATAAATAGCCAGACCTTCGAACATGTCGCCGCCCGGTGAGTTGATATTCACCGTGACGTCGGCGCCGTTCATCGCCCGAAGCGCACCGGCAATACGTTTAGCTGTTACCCCTTCGCCCCAGTAGTCCTGCCCGATAACATCAAAAACAGAAATGCTGTTATCGTCGGTGGCCGCCGCTTTGATCCCGCCGTCCCAGCGGTCCAGTGCGGACGGTAATGTTTCACAGGTAACGCGCGCGCAGGGGCGACCCGCCGGTGCTACCGGAAGTTGTTTTTTGCTCATCAGGAAAGTGCTCCTAAGCGGCCTGTTTCAGCGGAGATTGTTCAAAGGAAATATCGGGGAATACGTGGTTATGCAGCTCTCGCAGGGCCAGTGCCTGAACAGCAGGGTTGCTGCTTTCGAGATTTTTCAGTTGCGTCAGGTTGAGCTGAACGGTGTAAATATCGCCCCCTTCAATCGGCGGCATGTTCTCAAGACGACGAACGTCATTACGGGACATCCAGCCATTCTGAAGCGCGCTGGTATAGTATGCCGCGCGACCGGCACTATCGGCTCGCAGCAGACCTTCAACAGAGAATTCTGCAAACACTTCGTCATCGCTGTCGAGTAAGCACCGGCCAATTTCCTGCTCAATATTCACCAGCAGCGGTCGAAGTGTATGAGTCAGAAACTGCAGGTTCATACCTTCCAGGCTGGATGCCCAGCTGCTTTGTTTCGTGGTGTGACCAACCATGAAAGGCGGCACGCGAAACCAGCGGCAGATCTCCTCAATGCTAAATGCGCGGCTTTCGAGCATCTGAGCATCTTCCGGGTTCATGGTCACGCCCTGATATTTCAGGCCGCCTTCAAGAACCATAATTTTCCCGGCGTTTTTGGAGCCGGTGAATGATGCCATATAGCCACGAAGTCTTTCACGTTGATCGTCTGCCAGCGCATTATCAGCGGAGAGAAAACCTGAGCTCTGCAGACCCTGCTCGAATATCTTCGCCGCGGACTCTTCAACGGCCATTGCTGAACCGATCACATCCCGGCCAGTCTTCATCGGCATCATGCCGCAAACACCGTCCAGACCGAACCCGCGAATGTGCATGATGTTTTTGACCGGAATGACGCGCTCGTTTCCGTTTTCAGTGTATTTGTATTCCAGCGCCCCGGTAGTGAGACGTTTAACCACCATGTTCTGCGGCAGTAAAGGCACCAGCGAAACCAGGCGGTTTGCGATGAATTTCTTCTCAATGAAGGCGTTCCCGCGCAGGCAAATACTGGCGACCACCATCAACATAAAGCGTGATGGTGTCATTTCTGAATTGGGTCGGCGGCACAGTATCGAATAGGCCGGATGATCAGTTGCCGCTTTACGCGAACCGTCAGGCTGTCTAACGTATATTTTCAGCGGAAGGGTTGAAATAGACTCGCTTAACAGTCTTACGCATGCCCACACAGCCGATAGCTGGATAGCTTTATCGGCCGTTACCATCTTTCCGCTGCTGCTGGTACCAAACCATTCCTCCCAGAACGTGCCGGTAGTCAGGCTGATAGGCACACCGAGCCAGTTAAGCAGAGCACTCTTCACCCTGCCTGGCTGTTTGTTTTTTTTCATCAGAAACCTACCATGATGGGATTATTAAAGAATCCGGAGAGATCCTGCTGGTCGTTGCCACCGTTAACCAGAACGCGGCTCATTGCAGTGAACAATGCCGCCGGGCCATCAATCTTGGCCTCTGGTGTGGACTTGTTCGGGAAAATGTTCTCGTTCCGGTCAGGTTTGACGGTTACGTTGGACATCATCCAGTTCATTACCGGGTGATCGCTGTGATGGAAACGTCCACCGTATACCAGTGCTTCGACCTCTTTCATCGCCTCAGAGAAATTACGAACCGTCTGCGGAACCTCCACCAGCGGCAACCCTTCCTCTGCGAGCGCGAGGCTGAACTGCGTTGCACTCCACGGATCGAAGCCAATTTCTTTCAGGCTCTCACCAGCAACCCACACCTGCAGCTCTTCCTTTATCTGGGAATGGTCGATTACGTCCCCGTCGGTAAGGATCAGCTTGTCCAGCTCAGCCCACTTACGATAAAGCTCTGCCATCTGGCGCGAACATTTCTCAAGGCGTCCCTCCGGCAGCCAGAATTTGAAATCCGCATGAACGTGTCCACCTGGCGCGCGCCATACTTTGGCGGCCGCACAGATATCAATTTTGTTTGAAAGGTCTACGCCCACCCAGGAGGGATAGGTTTTAAGTTCGTGCTGCGGAGCGATAAACTCGCATTTCTCCCATTTCATCATGTCCATCCAGGCAGACTCAGCCGTAACCCAGATATTCATGTGCTTGGTGAAAAAGTTAATCCTGGCCGAAACCTGCTCTTTCGCCTTTTTAGCCAGGCGGCGGAGATCATCCCAGCGCTTACAGATACCCAGCCCCGGATTTGCCTTCTGCCAGACCTTTTCATCAAAGGGATCATCACCTTCATCTAATGTGTAGATGATGGCAAAAAACGTATCGTCTTTTACCAGCCCACGCAGAACCTTGATGGCGTAATCACGCAGTTCGTAGCAGATACCCTCTTTGTTAAAGCCGGCGGTGGTGATACCGAAAAGCAACGACTGCAGGCGCGCGCCGGTTGCCGTCTCCAGAACGTCCCATACATCACGGGTTTTATGTGCATGCAGCTCGTCGACAATGGCGCAGTGGATGTTCAGGCCGTCGAGGTTGTTCGCATCTGATGATAATGGCTCGAATTTGGAGGCCGTTTGCTCCTGATAGATAGCGAGCTTGTTGAATTCGAAGAGCCGCCCAAGAGTGGCTTTCCCCTTCTTGACCATATTCTTCGCATCTTCAAAAACAATTCTCGCCTGGTCACGGGTAGTAGCGGCGGAATAAACCTCCGCGCCGCCCTCGCCGTCGGCCCCAGCCATATACAGCCCAACGCCTGAGCAAAGTGTTGATTTGGCATTTTTACGGGCCACCTCAACATCTGCAGTACGGAAGCGCCGAACCATCACCGGCCGACCGCTGCCGTCGTTACGCAGGACGGTTTCTCCCGTTTCTTCGTTAACCAGCGGGATAACAAAACCAAAAATATTAATCAGGATGAAAACATGCCAGTCCATCAGCTCAATAGGCTGGCCTGCCAGCGCGCCCTTTACGTGAGGAACAAACTTATAGAAATTCAGAATGTGCTGCGCGCGCGGCTCACTAAAGTAAATTCCGCGCTCTTCGCCGTGTGCCAGATCGTCAAGAAAACGCTGACAGGCAAGGCGCACAAACTCACAGGCAATTATTTCCCCGGCAACGACCCTCTCGGCGTAGCGGATGCCTTCTGCAACCTTAGCCATTAATCCCTCGCTTTCATAAACTCGGCCAGCGGATCAACCGCATCAGGACCTTTTGCATTCACTTTAGAGCGGCTGGCTGGCGTCATGCCGAACTCACCGAGCATGGCGCGCAGACGTTTCCAGGCATCTGCTTTCATGATGGCGGCCGGGTGAGCCTTGATCATGCGAATCTCTCGCTCTTTGCCTTCGTCTGGCTCTTCGTCGCTATAAACGGCGTAGGTGTAGCCTTCTCTCTCCAGCGTATCGCAGTGATGCCGGTACTCGGTGTAAACCTCAACCAGAAGCTCAAGCGCTCTCGCGTCAAGCTGCGACATGACGCCAAGCGCATCAAGCTCTTCAGCCATTCGCCTGAACCAGTATTTACCCTGCTTGTCGAAATGCTTCGGCGTTGGGGGTACCCCAGCAGCGGGCTTTGGTTCGTTCTCATTGATCGGGCGTTTTGATGGGTTACCCCTCACCAAACGTAGATGGGTCGGGGTTTTCGGTGGTCCAGACATAATCGAAAACTCCTATTAATCATCGAATGGGGGACCCCTAAAAAAAGTTTTCTAACCTGCGGCGATGTGAAAAGAGGTTAGGCGGCGGTCCTTTGGCGCGTCGTTCCTGAACTTTCAACCCGCCCTCCCCCTCGGTCTATCCAAATGAGAATTGATGTCATTTGAGTCTTTCGACCGCTGTTTTCGCCCTGTGGCAGGGATTGCAGAGGCTTTCAAGGTTGGACAGGTCATCGGTACCCCCATTTGCTTTGGCGGTGATGTGGTCCACCGTCTCAGCGGGTGTATACCTTCCATTTCGCAGGCATTCCTGACAGAGGTGTTTATCCCTGTCGAGAACGATTGGGCGCAGCCTGTCCCACTTGCTGCCATAACCTCGCTGATGCCTGCTCTGTCCTCGCTGATGCTGCTGCCAGCCTTCGTTAAGGTGCTTGGGACAATAGCCTGAGCGGTCTGTGGTTGTGCCAGGGCATCCACGCTTGCGGCATGCTCTCGGTATTAACGCAGGCATCAGGCTAACCTCCAAGCCCGACGGCGTTCTGTCCGTGGCGCTGAGTCAGGGTGACGCTCAACCGGTTCGCCGTCAGCGTGGTCCACCAGCGAGTAACACGGATAGACCACTGAACCGCCATAGGCATCACCAACGGCATAATCGGCAGGCTTACTGCTATCCCATCGAGACAACACACGCTCAATATGCTGATGCGGCACGCTATAGCAAACGCCGTGTATCAGCCGCGGCAATGTGATGTAGTCTGCCTGAGTCTTATCAGCAACAATCAGCCGTTCGGCTATCTGCATTTGATATTGAGGTGGACGGCCGGTACCGAGATAAAAGCTCAGCATGTCGTCAGGAAAGCGGGTCAGCCAGTCGACCACCAGCTCGGCAAACCAAGGAACGGGCATCGCGTCGTCTTCCAGCACCACTACCCGGCAAGGTTGGCAGGAAGCCCATTCAAGAGCACGCCGATGATTCCAGTTCGCGCCGTGGTTACCATAGTCAATAAGCACATGAGCATTCAGCATCGCAGCAAGCCGTTGCGCATGCCCTATGCGGGAGTGATGGCCTACCACCACAAACTTAATGTCTTCAGCCATCAGCGAATTTCCAATAAAAAAGCCGCATGATGGCGGCTACTGTCTGAATATCAGGGTGTTACTTCTCATTAACCCTGGTTAAGGTAAGCATTCAGCCCGTCAGTGGTGGGACACTGGCGCATTCAATGCGGAGGGATGGCTGATTACCTCTGAAAAGGAAAACACCCATGGGTTCCATGTTAGAACTGGAAAAAGCAGTTGCAGATTTACAACGTGAATTACAGATTGAAAAAGCCACCAATAAACTGGTTTTTTCTCTGATTATTGAAGCTGTTAACAAGCTGTCACCAAAACAGAATGTTAGGGACGTTCTGATGGATGTACTGAAGGAGGTTACACCGCCTGAAATTTCATCGGCCCCAGATGCTCACGAGGCGATTAAGCGAGTTGAGAAAATAATTCAGAAGAAGTAACTGCGTTCGTAACTTCCTGAATTAAATCGTCAGCGGCTCGGTCCTGAGCCGCATTAACAATCTGATCGATCATAGTTTTCGCGTGAGTTTCAGCGCGCTGCTTGTAACCCTCCAAGGTGAAATCTGGCGTGATGTCTTCATGATAAGGGACCATCAACAGAGTCTTCTTTTCGAGCCGCACGTTGACGTCTCCGCCAATAGCCTCAACCGTTTTACAACCCAGCCCCTCTGCTGAAGAGTAACCATCAATTTTTAAACTAAATGATTTTTGAGTCGGAAACTCAACCTCATACGAAATCATAAGTCCTCCTGTTATTTATGGCGCCACCAGGCATTTTCTTTGCCGATGCCATCAGTTTTGAAAACGGTATGTACCAGAGGGCCGGTGACCAGCCTGTCAGCGAATGACTGCGCGACAATACCGAACGCCAGCATGTCACCCACCGCGGCGCCAACCTGTTCTTTCTTCCAGAAACGATAACTCTCGATCCGGTAGTAAAGACGGATGATGCCATGAGCGAACGCCATTACATCAGCGCGGGTGCCACCCAGCAGACCAGCGTTAAGCATCACATCGCCGCGGTGCGCTTCAATGAATTCCTGATAGATACGCTCAGGATGATTCTGTTTCGCCCAGGTGTCGGCGTATGTCTTCGGTTCAGAACCGACGTAAACATTCCCGGGCTGCATTTCTTCCCACGGCGCGCGAAGCATTTCGACATCGGTGCCATCAGTACACCAGACGAACCGGTATTCAGGATGATCTCGCAGGTGCTGCCAGATATGCAGCCAGCGCCGGAAATAGACATTCATCTTTACGTCAGGAACGAGATACAGCTCAACATCTGCCGGAGCCGTCAGTAATTCATCCACCAGCGCAATACGCCCACAATTCCGAAGCGAGGCCGCCCACTTGGTCAGCATGTCAGGCGAGGCCGTCATTTTCGTACCGCGCTGAGGGTCAGGCTGGCTGGTCAGTAGCGTAGTAATAACCACGTCGCGCTGACGCCGATATTCAACGTAACCGGTAAAGCCGGTATCACGTCGTTCGTTGTGGATCTTCACATTACGCTCCACCAGCGCCTGGCGGTCGGGCCTCGGTACCGAACGCTCCACCGCTTCATGCTCATCGAGGGAATGAATCAGCTTGTCTGAACCGAGGACATCAGCGTAAGCCCACGTAGTCAGTCCAGCGTTATGGATGCGCAAGGCGAGGTCGCTGTGTTCGTACATGCCGCGACCATAAACCGGATCGAATCCGCCCACCCTCTCGATGGCGCTACGGTGGTAATACAGCATCACGCCGCGCTGTCCGGTGTACGCCACATGCTGATCGTCACGGTAAAGCACCGAAAGGTCATTCAGCTTATTGCGACCAGCCAGATCGAGAAACTGGTAAGCCAGGTGTGGCTCGGGTGATTCGATGTAGGGAAGATGCCAGTTGTCGGCGATGGGCCAGGCATCATCATCCCACAGAAAAAGATGCTCGCACCCGGCATCCATCAGGGCTGACAGGCTGGCGTTCTTCGAAGCAACAATGCCGAGTGAAGTTTCATGGCGAAGCAGCTGCACGCCGTGGGGAACTACCGCTGCAGGTTTTGAACCATCATCCACAACCACCACCAGCGCACCAACTGGCAGGTGCTTCATGTGCTGTTCAAGCGCTCGTTTCAAAACGTCGGCGCGCTGATGTGTCGTTATTGCAATCCCGATCCGCGATGAAATTGCGCTGGAAGGTGCATACGGGACACCATCAATAGTGACCTGCATTTGATTTTCCTTTTAGACGTGAGCCTGTCGCACGGCAAAGCCGCCGAAAGTTAACGGTTTGCCCAGGCTCACAGCTGAAAGACTTTCTTAGATGTGCGCGTGCGATGCGCATAAAAAAAAGCCACCGGCGAATACCAGTGGCTACTTAATTTTTAAACGGATTACTTAGCGAGAATTACATAATCAGAAATTAACTCTGCTTTTTGCGAATACTCTTTTGCCAAGCGCTCAAGCTCACTCGCTTCGATTTTCCCGGACTGTGAGCTTTTGATGTAAGCGGCAATCTCTGATTCGTGCAAAAGGACATTTGGGTTTTGGGAAATAATTTCTTTTACAGCACTATAAAATATTCCCATATCGATAGGATGCCCTGTATGCCATGTGGAGCGAGCAAGCCATTTATCTAAAGCACTAATACCTTTCAACATAAAACCTCCTGTTTGTGTGGAATGCTATCCTCCCACCAAATGGGTTATGTCAAAAATGTTTTTTGCATTATCGCAGGCACTCGGGGAATGCCTGCTGTAATGCCTTAAGGGTCAGCGTCACTTCGGCCAACTGATAAAAAACATAAAGCCGATGAATGCGAATAGCAGCCCAGCAGCTCCCGCAATAACGATTAAAGTCCAAACAAGAATAGTCCCGATGGTTGCAATCATTTTAGAACCTCAATCGAGATAGAAATCGTCATTCAGACGACGACGGTTCGCACTGCTGGCGTTATGCGGGCAGGCGGAAGAATTATGACCAGTTGCGTCGCAGTAACTACAGCGCAGATTTACCCGGCGAGCGTTGCCGCTCCATGTATGCGGGCAGTTCTCGCGGGTGTGTAAGCCCGAGCCGCAAAAGGTGCATCGCGTGTAACTCATAGGTTTGCCTTCTGGCAGTTCGCCTGCCACGCTTTGTTATGCGCCAGGATGTCTTTCTTCGTCTGACGGTCCATAACGTCGATGTCGTGATCAGTCAGGTAGATTGGTTTTACCCAGTCACAGGCGGTATCAGCCACCACCGGGACGCTTCCACTTGTCGCGCAGCTCGCGATCAACATCGTCATCAGGCATGTGGTTAACAGTCTGCTGTACATTGCTGGCCTCTTTGGTTGCTTCTACCCGGCGTTCGGCTACTGCTTCAGTAGCTGCAGCCTTTTCTTCGGTGCGCTGCTGGTCTGCTTTGGCTTCCGCTTTGCTGGTGCCGCGTGAATGACCAATTCCAAAAGCGGCGGCGATAGCTCCAAGAATGGCAACAGCTACCGAAATGATTAACTGTACTGTGCTCATACTTCCACCTTCGGTTCAAAGGATCGAACGTTAATAGGCTCACCTGACGGGAAAGACCAGTTCATCCAGGTGAAGGTCTTAAGCTCGCACATACCGTCAAACATCTCGCCGGGATTGATATCGTCGTAGCTGCAGACAATATGAAGCTCATTACCTTTTGCCTGAAGCACAACTGTATCTGTCTCCCATCGCGGGATTAGGATGCGTAGCCACTTTTTCATACAAGCACCATTTTTGCCTGTCCGAAGCGAGCGCGACGATCTTCCAGCCCGTTCGTTCCGCCGTTGATAATCTTCGTAACCTGCATCAGGTCGCCGGAATACTTCATGCATCCCTTAGTGGAGAAGAACCACGCCGCGCTTCTGGCTGCGTAAACGTCTTCGGCTAATAGCTCAGGCTGCTTAACCAGATCAACCCTCAGGCCGTTGCCGCAATCACGGTAGTTATTGAGGCCGGTAATCTGGATAAGCCCACGCCCACGGTATAACCAGCCGTCACCGGGAGCGTTATTCCCCATACGCTTGCTGTATACCAGGTTGGCGATAGCGCGCTGGCGCTCAATCGGTAAAGTGCGTTCTTCAGGGCGGCGGCCAAGCGCATTTGCCTGATCTGCGGTGAGTCGTCCGGCACGAATGAAGTTCTCCAGTGCCGCAATCCGGTAGTTGAAACTTTCCACCAGTAGGGTGAAACCAGCGGATTCATGTCCTGCCTGAGCAATAAACATCGCCTGGTCTTCCGGTTTAGTGATGCCGAACTCTTTCATCGCTTCGCTGACTGGCTGAAACCAGCGCGCAGCTAACTCGGCGCTTAGCCCAGCCGACTTTTGAAATTGTGATTGGTTCATTAGTGCCTCAGTACATCAACCAGGCGCGCTACGTTTCCCCGAGCCCAGAGAACGGCGGCACAAATCAGGACGTTCACCAGCACCACAAACCAGTGTGATTCATGGTACAGGCCGAACAGGTAACGGAAAGGGACGCTGGCGTATACCAGCACCGTGAAATAAGCCATCAGTGATATCAGCGGGCGATGTCTCGCCCCGCCACGCTGGTAGAACATCAGTGCAATAACGATAACCGCAGAGATAATTGCGTTTGCCATCGCACTCGGATCACTTGTTACCATTGCTGGCCCCTCCACCACGTAAACGCGAGAGAATTCCAAACAGGCTACCCAAATCCTGACTGTTGACGAACGTCAGCAGCTTAATAGCAATAGCGGCTACGATTACCGCGCCGAGCGCATCAAGTGGCCTGTCGCTATACCCCGTCCATTTTGAGAAGTAAGAACCAAGCAGTGGTGCGCCGATAACGCCAAAGATGAATGAGGTGATGAAGTAGCCCACCAGCTTAAGGCGGCTGATATTAACCGCTGTAGCAACGTAGAAAACCGCGCCAGCGAATGCACCAAACACCACACCGTAATCTATGCCGGTTGCCAGGCCGAACATGCTGGCTCCCATCAGACCACCAGCCGCTACCGTAGTGCCAGAAACAGGATCGGACATTTAGCCCCCTCTGTAATTGCTATGAATCCTCTCAGTAAGTTTGAGGGGAAATAATAAAAGCCCGCTGTTGATGGCGGGCTAATGAGTTGACTATTTGTAAGGTAGGTGTGAGTAAGACTTATGCTCAGAGGTGAAGCTGTATCGGCTGATTCACTATCGGTCCAGGAGAACCACCGGGCATTCAGTTACTTCCCACAACTCAAAGCGTAGCAGCAGTTTGCAAAACCATAAAAAAAGGCCTGCGTTTTATGGCAGGCTCTCAAGGAATTTGAAACTTGTATTGTTGTTGTCATGGTGCCGGGTGCCTCCCGGTGACTCTACCCCAGTCAGCAAAGCCGCGCGCATACCTGCAGATAGCAGTTGACTGGAACGCCATTTCGCTTAGAAATGATTCACCACACAAACAAATTACGCCGAAATCATTCCGCCGGTCAATACTTCATTGCCGTGAGTTCTCTCAGAAGGAGGGGAAACAAAAAAGGCCACCCGAAGGTAGCCCGTAGTAATGATTGTGAAGGCTGGAGTCGAACCAACTTCCATCGGTGCGCTGCCGATTGGGTTACGCGCGCCTTGTGGTTACTTATCTAGAATTATCACCGCAAAACTATTCCCTAGCTCGCCGCTGAGCTTCATCACAATGGGGATCGCTTTGCCGCGCCAGGGAAGTGTGCCTGGACTCATCGGGATGCCGTCACATACTCAAAGCGATTTCCATTGTGTTGCAACTAAAAAGCCCCACCATTGCTGGCAGGGCTTGATTGCTTGATTTCGTTTGGACGGTATCTTCCACGATTAGAAGCATACAGGACAAGTTCGGACAAAATCAAGCTTAAAGTTGCTAAGATGCTAAATTTTGTTCACATCATCACGAAAGCTCGTTGCGCCTTGAAACGCCGAGTCTGCTTTTTGTTCTTCCCTGTGGCAGACATCGACAAGCACCTCCAGAAATGGCTTCCAGTTACGGGTCCATGTTCTCACGTGCAGATCAGGGACGCGCTTCAGTATCGCTTTATACGCCGCTGTAGAGGGCACCGCAGAGAATCCGTTTCCACTGCAGCGCTCACAGGTTTTAAACACCGGCGCGCCGCGCTCGCTTGTGGCTTTGCGGTCTAGAACCTCGCCTTTACCGCCGCAACGACAACGGGCGCTGATCGTTCCCTTGCCTTCGCAAGCATCACAGACCGCCGGTACAACCTCTGTTACCTCCGTCCACTGCTCCCAGTCAGACGGTCGAACAGCACGAGAGCGGCAGGCCCAGTATGGAGCTTTACCCCATGGGTACGAAACCTTGCGGGTAATCTGCTCGCGGGTTGTTCGTCCGGTACCACTGCAACTGTGACATGTCACGCTGGTAGCCGCCGAACGGGAGTAATCGGCAAAGGCAAATTGTGCCAACATCTGCATACACCATCCGAACTGCCCACCAGCTGCTTTGCGAACATTCTTCGGAGCGACATCCATCGCATATCGCGCCAGCGCCTGAACTGCGAGCTGTTCATCCGTCTTGCTGATACCAGCCTTTCCGAAGAAAGCGGCCAGGCCGAAGCGCGCACGGCTGCTGGTGGTGCCAATCGCCGCCATTACGTCTGTTCCTGTAAGGCGGTCCGGAGAGGTCCCTTTCACGTCGTCGCTGATGTGCATACCCTGAGGGCTGAAATGTTTGAGTGATGCTTCCAACTTCATAAGGTTGCCCCCGTTGCTTTGATGATTTTAATAGTCTGCATTGCAGGAATGCCTTTCTTTTGAGTAACGTCTGGTCTGGGCTTTCTGATGTGGCGCCGAACGCTGCTTTGCTAACTCCTGGTCGATTGGCAGGAAGTGCCCGTTATAGAATCGTCGGTAGATGGTGCCAAGCTCACCGTTGCGCTGTTTAGTCACGTTTATTTCCGCGATCCCTTTCGCCGGCGACTCAGGGTTATAAACTTCGTCGCGGTAAAGCATCATAATCAGATCAGCATCTGCCTCAATCTCACCCGAGTTTTTGAGGTCTGAGTTCATAGGTCGTTTGTTGGGCCGAGTTTCGACGCCACGAGAAAGCTGGCTTAGAGCAAGAACTGGCGTTTTGTTGGATTTAGCCAGACGCTTAAGTCCTTTTGACACCTCACCGACAGCAAGGTCATATCGCGCAGTGCTTTCAATTTTGATGAGTGCCAGATAGTCCACGACCACCAGCGCTATTTCCGGATGCGCCAGCTGTTGGCGGGTAGCTATCTGTTGAATCTGCCCTACTGTCAGATCGGTGGAATCGACCATCCAGATGCTGCGACCTGTAAGCCGACCGACACCATCAGTCAGCCTCGCCCAGTCTTCATCATCAAAATCAGCAGCCTTTTTCAGGCGTGAAACCGACATGCCGCCGGCAGCGGATACCATGCGCTCACCGATCTGGATATTTGGCATTTCCATGCTGAAGAACAGGACACCGCGCCCCTGCTCTGAAACTTTGTCAATGATATCCAGAGCCAGCTCTGTTTTCCCCATCGAAGGCCGTGCAGCGATAAATATCAGATCTGTCGGCTCAATGCCGCCAGTCTTGGCGTCAAGTTCTTCAATTCCAGTCATGAGGCTTCTGGCTTCTTCTGCGCCACGGTTGCGCGCATCGACCCGATCAACAACTGCAGGAAGGATGTCGTCGATATGAACTGGCTGAACGGTCTTTTCTTCGAGAGAGATTGCGGCAATGCTGTTCTGCGCGGCCCTGAATGCCGATAAAGCCGCATCACCATTGTGAGCACTCCGGAGATCTGCAAGAGCCCTTTCAATCACAGCTTCGGCATCACGAACAGCTGCATTACGCTCCAGCGTTGAAACGTAGGACACAAGCGCCGACTTCGCCCATGCGATACGGCTCGAGTCCAGAATGATTGCGCTGTGCTTTGGCATGCTTTCGCAGAGCAATACTGGGTCGATAACGCCAGCCCCTCGCGCCTGACGGCTGATTCCCGTGTAGATTTCCCGATACTGTGGTACCGAGAAGGCGCTGGCCGGAACTCTGGACAGAATATCCAGTACCTCAGGGTCGGCACCACGCAGAAAAATCGCGCCGATTACCGCACCTTCCAGATCTTCATTTTTCCAGACTGGCGTCATTCTGTCGCTCCTGACGCAATAGCGCGGAAACTTCCCCAGCCAAATGCCAGACGGTTTCGGCCACCATCGGTAACCCGGTCCACAATTCGCTCACCAATTGTCTCTTTCAACTGGTCGAATGTGAGATTGCTGATCAAGATTGTCGGCAGAATGCTTTCGTACCGGGCATTGATGATTTCCTGCAGGATGGTCATTTCCGTGGGGCTGCCGAACTGCACACCCACCTCGTCGATAATCAGCAGATCCAGCGAGGCGAAGCGCTCAATGATATCTTCCTCGGTCATTTCAGCATTGTGGCGCCACGTGCTTTTCACAGCCCGGGTGAGGCGCATGACGTCGGTGATTTCCACTTTAGCGAGATGATCGCGAATGATGCTTTTCGCAATAGAAACTGCCAGATGGTTTTTACCAGTACCGCAATTTCCGGTCATGACTAACCCTGTTCCGGCTTTCAGACGATCAGCCCAGCTGTTGGAGTAACGCTGACAGGACGCGAGGTTTTTGGCCGCATCCTGATTGATAGCCTGGTAGTTATCGAATTCACATGCTTCGAAACGCCTTGCGATCCCTGCGTTGTCCATCAGGTCGGCCACACGTAATGCGCGCAGGCTGGATTCGATGTCCGCCAGTTCCGCTTTCACACACTCCGGGCATTGGGAATTCTTAACATTTTCAACGCCCCGATAGGCTTTTCCAGTGAGGGAAATTCGTTGATAGTCACCATGCTTTTCGCAGGTGGTGGCGTGTACTTCGCCAGATTCCCAACTCCCCCACTGCCATGGTTTTTTATGCTCTACAGCGAACGCCAGTTCTTCACGAAGCCCTTCGCGCTTTGCCACCAGGGCTTCCCTTTCTTCGCGTTGTTTAATACTCAGCATTGTGATTTCTCCTGCTTACCAGTTGCATTCTGACTGGCCGTAATCTTGTTCGCTGAACCCTGATACAGGGAGCATTCCGGTTCGTACGTTGGTTTTGCCTGCGGGAGGCTGCCATACCTCTTCGAAGTGCCGATCAGGACCGAAGAACGTTGCTGCTTGTTTGACGAACTGAGTTCCCTCGCTACCAGTGGCGCGAACATACCCGGCATAACGGCTTACGCCAGCCAGCATTGCCTCAGTGGTAACACCGTCTTTGATTCGAGCTTTCCAGGCTTTCCAAGCAGCGGCCTTGGAATTACCACCAGCACGTTTTGGATATGCCTGCCATGCCTGCTCGAACTCGTTGGAATAGTTCTCTTTGGAAGAGCGATTTTTTTCTAAACCGCTGTCAGTTGAACCGTTATATTTAGGTTCTATGACTGATTCATTGACTGGTTCAAAAGAGTGACTGATTCTGGGTGCAGCTCCTGCACTACCCCCTAGTGAATCTCCTGCACTATGTGGTGAATCTCCTGCACTAGGTAGTGAACGATTTGCACTCCGCCCTAGTGAATCTCCTGCACTACTAAAATCAAGGCGATAGACATTACTTGAGTTACCTTTTGGACCTGGGCGAAGTTCTTTTTTTACCAGGCCGCATTCACACAAAGCGTCAATGTGATTCATCACAGATCGCTTACTGATTTCGCACTGATCTGCGATGTGTTGATAGCTCGGCCAGCACTCGCCATGGTCACTAGCGTTATCTGCAAGCTTCAGTAGCACGAGCTTACGTAGTGGATTTCCCACCTTGACCTTCATTGCTTTAACCATCAGTTCCATGCTCATGCGACACCCGCCAATTCATTTTCGTTACTGAATTCAGCCGCCAGTAAAGGTTCGCTGACGCAATAATGCCGTGGCATCTCACACTCCATTATCCGGGTGCGGGAAAAGAGTCGGCAAATCAGGACGCAGTTCATGAGGCTTAACAACTCCATTAACTGCGTTTGAGACTGCCACTGCATGGACCGGAGAAACTTTCTTTATCCCCCTGACCCACTTCCAGACAGCTCCTTGCGTAACGCCAATCTTTTTAGCAAGCGAACTTTGACCACCAGCAACGTAGACGGCTTTCGCCATTGGTGATTCAAAAACCTCATCAGTCATAACAAAGCCCTTAGTATTAATATTAAAGATATAAAATAATACCAAAGGAATAATTAATCAAGTATTATCCGCTTGCCATGGTTAATCCTGTGGTATTAAATATGCACAGAAATCGGAGATACTTAGATGAACACACTTGCAGAAAGACTAAGGCTGGCGATGATTCATGCCGGCGCAACTCAAAGTCAATTAGCGCAAAGGGTTGGAGTCAGCCAGGGGGCCATACAAAAGCTAACCTCTGGAAAAGCCCAGTCCAGCGGGAAAATAGTGGATATAGCCAAAGCCTTGGATGTAGATCCAATTTGGTTAAGCACTGGTGAAGGCAGTATGGGACCAGCAAAAACTCCAGAGCAAAGGATGTTTGGTATCAACCCATGGGATAAGCAAACGCCGCTTGAGGATGATGAGGTAGAGGTGCCTTACTTAAAGGATATCGAGTTCGCATGTGGAGATGGCAGCGCCCTCAATGATGATTACAACGGAAAGAAACTCAGATTTTCCAAAGCAACATTGCGAAAGGTGGGAGCTAATAGTGATGGTGATGGAGTTCTATGCTTCACTGCACACGGAAATAGCATGGAGCCAGTGATCGCTGATGGCTCAACTGTTGCCATAAACTGCCATGACAAGCGTATCGTGGATGGTAAAATTTACGGCATCAACCAAGGTGGATGGAAAAGGTTAAAAACCCTCTACAGGTCTGGTCCAGATAAGGTAACAATCAGAAGCTACAACTCTGATGAATACCCTGACGAAGAAGTAAACATGGATAGTCTTGAGGTTTTAGGAAGGCTGTTTTGGGTATCAACAATCTTCTGATCCGCTACCAAAAAGCACCAAGCCGACCATAGTGTCGGCTTTTTTATTACTAAAATAATCTTCAATAACAAATACATAAGAAAACTATTATTCTTTTTGTATTAATACCATTGACCTTCAATTAATACTTAAGTATTCTCATTTCATCGGCAAACAACGGAGCCAATGAGATGAATACAACCTCCCAACCAAACCCAGCGAGCCAGGCATTTGATATCCACGCCAAGCTTAAAGCAGCAAATTCACACTGGATTTATTTACGAGCTGCACAGCCTCATCAGAATGATTTTGATTACGAATTCAACACCACTTTTATTGATGGTTTGGAATTCGCTATCTACGAACGTGTAGATAATTATTTTGTTCTGGTTGATTTCTTCAAGTCATATGAAGAAGCCTGTGATGATGCTAAAAAAATCATAGATGACCATCCTGATATTAAAAAAATGTTTTCTGTTAGCTAAATAATCAATTAACTAACTCAATTAATCACAATTAACACCTTTTAGGGTGGGGAAAAACTCACCCTGAGGAAATGAAAATGCAAAATTCCGTCGCAATTAATCAGCCAGTTAAAACGCCTCAAATGCTGTTCGGATCTGACAACATTAATGACTTTGGCAACCGCGTTCAAAGCTGCCGGATGGAAGGTGATTCAATGCAGCCGACCATCGAACCATGAGAGGTTGTGGCTTTCGTTGATTGCGGTGGACGTGCGCTTAACTCTGGCATTTATGTTTACACAATGGATGCTTTTGGTCGACCATGCCTTTTCATTAAGAGAATCGAGCCATTAGTTGATGGCTCATTAAAAATCATCTCTGATAACCATCATTACGAAACTTTCACCCTTAACACCGATGAACAGAAAGAAATCAAAATACACGGTCGGGTAGTCGCGTCTTTGGCTGTGAGGCGTTTCGTGTGACTTTCATCATTGATAAATCGGCATATAGAACAGCATGCCTTTATGCGGCTTGCGGTTACGAGGTAATCGCTCGTCTTTACCTGAAAAAAGCATATGGGCGGTAATTATGAGCGTATTGAAAAGACAGGATATTCAGGGTGTGAATATCAAAGCTGAGCAACTGGCAGGTCTATCGCAAACATTATTTGAATATCACGAAAAGCTGGACCACTTCCAACTAAAAACGATATGCGCTCTTGTTTATGACCTTGCTGCTGAGATTCATGACTGGACCGAAAAGGAAGAGGAAATTGTCATGAACTTAGAGGAGGAGAATCGGGGTAATGAATAATTTAATTAATACTTATCGACGCAGAATTTTAAAGGCAGCGTTATTACGCCACCAGCGTAAAACAGGCAGTAACTGCCTTGTTATTAAGCTCAATAAAGGCGGAATTAGCACGGTCGAGTTAACAGAGATTCTTCTCGATGGATTATTGCGAAAATTCGAAAGGCTTGCGATCAGTGAGTACGGGAATGTCGAAGGCGTAAAAGCTATTAAGGGAATTTACAGCAGCGCTGTCGATGTTAATGGCAGCGGTGAATTCCTCACAGATAGCGGGAAGGAATTAATAGACGAGCTCATTTCTGAGCTGGTTGAGTTCGTCAAAAAACAAAAAGTGGAGGCTCGGACTGATGGCGCTGACAGCGATACGAATTCCTGAGTGGGTTCACCTCAAAGCGGCTCACGTTTTGAGCCAGTTCAGGGCAAGGCGCATCCACCCCTGCCGTATGCACGGCTCCGGTAATTTGAGCCTCAAGGTTAATCATCGCTGGCGGCTACTCTCCCGCGATGGCGGCAAGAACTGGGAAGTAATGAGTCACGAACGATACAGCAAAGTTAAGGACCGGAAATGAACGATAAACGCACCGTAAGCACAATTGATCTGGCATTACAGAAGCACGATACGCCAGTTGGCCCGCTGTTCGTGGCAGTACGCCACGGTCGTATCAAAAAATGCTTCACGCGAGATACGGCGATCCGCTATCTGGCTTTCTTCATGACCACCGAGGCTTTTGAGCGTTCAGGTTTTCCGCAGCGTCACCCGAGGGTGCGTATTGATCGCGATGACAGGGAGGTATGGCGTGACGGGGAAACAAAGGTTGAGTATCTGGCCGCCCACCAGCGTTGTGTTCGCCGTCTGCGTCGCATCCTGGCGCGCAAGCGAGAAATGGAGAAATGGTGTGAAAAATGGGACGCGATGCATGACCGGTTCATTAAAGAGGTCGATGCACTTCAAGCCATCAAGCCTAAAGGAGTGTATTGATGATTGCTTCAGCCTTTACTCCGGAGCCGACATCAACAGGCATCCGTTTTGGTAACCGCGTCATTGGTTATTCCGTCGCGGTTCGCCAGCTCGACAATGGCAACTATGACAAACGAATTCCGGATGGATTAGATCTGCTGGCTTGCATCATGGAAGCGATTGAAAGCGGCTGGTTTACCCCTGGCATCGAGAAAGAAATCATCATTTGGCGTTGGATGCTTGTTGCGGTCTTCATTACCGAGGAGCAGGCAAAGAACGGCACAGTTGAGGTTGCCAACGATTCTGGAGGGTTTGACACCGCAGTTATCTACTCCGGCCAGCACGGTTCAATCAGTATTTATCCTGCGCCAGAGCGATTCGCACTTGCTAATCATGTGGAAGGTATTGCCATTGAGAAATACGGCCAGGAGCTTGGTCAGCAGATGGCTCTGCGCATGTACAAGGGCATGTTAGCGGAAGACGAAGTGCAGGGGCTTCAGCTGTCACAATTTGGCCGGGAGGGTTTTAATTTGCTGCACGACAGCTTCATCGAACAGATTCAGAAAGAAGGCATGCCTGACATGCCGGTTATGCACTGAGGGAAATGACGATGAAAAAAGGCCAGCATTCAGCTTTCCCCTGTGCGCGTACCGATACACCACGAGGCATGACCTACCGACAGTATTTGGTCTGCCAGTTGGCACCGCTACTCGCAGCGCAATTTTTTGAAAATAGCGCATGGACTGATTACGACGACTTTGCCAGATCACTAATGATGATGACTGACAGCATCATTGAGGCCGAAAAGGAGACTGCACAATGAGCAAAATTCTTAATCCGGTAGTGCTTATTCATAAGCGCGAAAACAGTGACACCTACGCCGTTGCGATCACCAGCGGCAGCCAGGACTATCACGACGCCATTCTGATGGCGACGATGGAACCGGACATGACCGGCGATAGCGTCGATATCTGGAGCAAAACAGGCTACTACATGGCCCAGGAGATAGAGCGCTGGCGCCGGGTGGCGGCTCTGGCGATTGCAAGACTGGATTCTGCCGATGATAAAAATGTATGGCAGGCTGTCGGATTCGCTTTGGGTGCTCTCGAATGTGCTGCCGCGGGCGAAATTGCAGGCTCCACACAAAACAGCAGGCACATCGGAAAAGTGCAGGAGGTGCAGGTGGTGCAGGAGCAAAGCGGCACCCTCCCCCTCGAGGAGCAAGTACAGAGCTGTAATAGCCCGGGAAGTGTGCCGGTTCACGGCGTCACTGCTGGTAAACCGTTGACCATCACCCTTCCGGCCCTTCCTTTTTTGGGCTCTAAGGAAGAGTGGTATCAGGGCTTCGCCGCTGGCGCCGGGAGCATGCGTGAGGAATGCGCTGCGATGCTAATTTCAGCCGGGATCGGCGTGGAGGTGAAATGATGCATCAGGCTTTCGAAATGTGGGTTCGCCAGCGGTACGGAAGCCGCTACGACCTGACGCGGGATATTCAGGGGCTTTACTGCCGGGAAGTGGTTAAGCGGATGTTTGAGGTCTGGTGTCACTGCCGTGGTCTGGATGTGGTGTGAGGTGATTATGAGCGACGTTGTTCTTCTGGTACCGAATGACTGGGTTAGCGAAAAGGTTCTGATTGCGGTTACCGGGCTCAAGCCCGGAACCATCCTCCGGGCCAGAAAAGAATGCTGGCTGGTTGGGCGGGAATATGTGCATGTTTCACCTGACGGAAATCCGAAACCTTCCAGCGAGTGCATGTATAACCGTAAAGCGGTCGATGCGTGGGTGGCCTCAATGAAAAACAAACAGCCTGGGTGATCTGAGGCCATGAAAAAGGTAATCTCATATCGCTCTTGGGCGTCTGGAGGAATCAATGGATAAAGTTATATATCCAACAGGCGTCGAAAACCACGGTGGCACATTGCGCATCTGGTTTAATTTCAAAGGTAAGCGTGTCAGGGAGAGCCTCGGTGTCCCTGACACCGCTAAGAACAGGAAGATCGCCGGGGAACTGCGGACATCGGTATGCTTTGCCATCAGAACAGGCACATTTGAGTACGCGGCACAGTTTCCGGACTCCCCTAACCTCAAGACTTTTGGGGTGGGTAAGAAAGAAATTACAGTGTCAGAGCTTGCCGAAAAGTGGCTGGATCTGAAGAGAATGGAAATCTGCGCGAACGCACTCAACCGTTATGAGTCAGTCGCAAGGAATATGGTGCCAAGGATCGGGGGTAATCGGCTGGTGTCGGCGGTGACTAAAGAGGAATTACTGTATATCAGGAAAGATTTACTTACCCGTCACCAGATGCCAATGAAGGGGAAGGTCCCGGCAAAGGGACGAAGTGTTGTCACCGTAAATTATTACATGACAACGATTGCCGGAATGTTTCAGTTTGCCGCAGATCACGGTTACTTAGAGGCGAACCCATTCGACGGGATCAAGCCTCTTAAAAAAGCCAGGGCAGAGCCAGATCCGCTAACTCGTGACGAATTTATTCGCCTGATTGATGCATGCCGGCATCAGCAGACGAAAAACCTGTGGTCACTTGCAGTATACACAGGGGTGCGTCATGGGGAGCTGACCTCCCTGGCCTGGGAGGATATCGATCTTGAAGCTGGAACAATAACAATCAGGCGTAATTATACAAAACTGGGTGAATTCACTCTACCGAAAACTGAGGCCAGTACCAACAGAGTGATACACCTCATTCAGCCTGCGATCAGCGTCCTGAGGAATCAGGCGGAAATGACCAGGCTTGGAAAAAAGCATCAGATCGATGTTCAGCTGCGCGAATATGGCAGAACTGAGAGCCACGAGTGTACATTTGTTTTCAACCCTCAACTGGTCAGAAAATGTCAGCAGGTGGGGATCATCTACAAAGTCGACTCGATAGGTGATTTATGGGACGCAGCGATGAAGCGAGCAGGGATAAGGCACAGGAAAGCATATCAGTCGCGTCACACGTATGCGTGCTGGTCACTGTCAGCTGGCGCTAACCCCAGCTTCATTGCCAGTCAGATGGGCCATGCGAGCGCCCAGATGGTCTTCAACGTATACGGTGCGTGGATGGCAGACAGCAGTAGTGAGCAGATCGCAATGCTGAATCAGAGGCTCGCGGATTTTGCCCCACAGATGCCCCAAAGCATACATAGCAGCGCCAGAGCATTATTGAAATCAGTAAGTTAG